ATAATATCTATTAAGAGGGGGGAACCTAAAAGAGTTATAAACCAATAACGGAGTAGGTGATAATATGAAAAAGACTAGTAAACAAGTAGAAGAAGTACAAACAACACAATCACTAGTAAAGAGTAATAAACATAACTATAAACTATCAGAAGAAGATAAAAAGACAATAATATTAGAATACTATCTAAATAAGAATAAAAAGAATATAGAATATCTATTAAATAAGTATAGTATAAGTAGAACTACTTTATATGATATATTAAAAAATAAAAAGTATAAAAACGAAGTTGATAAATATATAATTGAATGCAAACAAAACTTTACAAAAAAAACCACAATTTTAATTGATAAAGCAATAAACCAGTTAAACGAAAAGATACAAGAAGGAGATGCGAACATAAAAGACTTAACTACTACAATAGGGATTTTATACGATAAAAATAGATTGGAGCAGAACTTATCAACGTCGAACAATAGTATTAATATTAACCTAAAAATAGAGAGATAAAGGCACAAGTTAACATAATGTATGTTATAGGAAACAAACATTTGTTCGATAAGTAGAACATTTGTTTTTATTTTAGATAGACACGAGACACAACACAACACGAGGAGCGGAGCAAGGGTAGAGATAGAACACTAGTTCGAGTAGTACCCCTCCCCCCCTATACCATACCACGCTACAAAATGGGACTCAAAAATATTCTATAGTATATATATACACACTCACATATAATTACGAAACAAATACACTCACACAAAATTCATTAATAAAAAGGCAAGAGTCTGGCATAAAATGCACTAATTTACACGAAATAATGTAAAATTTAAATCTACATATACCGATATTAGTAAATTGACACTAAGAATGTAAAGGTTGAAAAATAAGGGAAAAGTGCGAATTGCTCACGGGTGGAATACAAAAAAGTGAAGTGTAAAGCATCCCCCCCCAGTAAAAAAGGGGTATGGGTGTTTTTATTTTGGAATAAAAAGGTGGTGTTACCTTGAAGAAAATAACAAAAGAAATGATAAAAATTCAAAAGGAAAGACATTAATCCAATGGAAATATAAACAAAGGGAGTGGTGAATCTGAATTTAGATATAAGTATAACAGAGAAACAAGCTCTTTTTATGGAGAGTGAAGCATTTGAGACTTTATTTGGAGGAGCAGCAGGGGGAGGAAAATCGTACGGACAACTTGTTGATGCTTTGGTATATGCTTTGCAGTACGAGAAGTCTAAACAGATAATCTTCCGTAGAACATTCCCTGATTTAGAGAGGTCTATCATTCGTACTTCATTGGAACTTTATCCAAGGAAGATAGCATCTTACAATAACTCAAAGCATGTATGGACATTTGATAATGGTTCTATCATAGATTTTGGATATATAGATAATGAAAATGATGTGTATCAGTACCAATCAGCAGAATATGATGTGATTCGATTTGATGAGCTTACACATTTTACTGAATACATGTACACATATATGATTTCACGATGCCGTGGAGCGAATGGGTATCCAAAAAGAATAAAGAGTTCTACTAACCCGGGTGGTGTAGGGCATGTATGGGTAAAGGAAAGATTTGTAGATATAGGACCAAGTGGAAAGATGCACGAATGTCGATTAGAGACTGGAGAGATAACAACACGATTATTTATACCTAGTTTCGTAACAGATAATAAATTCTTAATGGATAGAGACCCAGAATATGTTAAACGATTAGATGCTTTGCCTGAGAAAGAGCGTAAGGCATTAAAAGAAGGTAATTGGGACATATTTGATGGACAATACTTCAAAGATTTCGACCGTAGTGTACATGTTATCGAACCATTTGATATTCCTGAAGAATGGGACCGTTACCGTACAATAGACTATGGACTAGATATGTTAGCATGTTATTGGATAGCAATAGCACCAGATGGAAGAGAATATTGTTATAGAGAATTGTATGAAAATGACCTTATAATCAGTGAAGCAGCTAAGAAAATCGTAGAAATGACAGGAGATGAAAAAATACGCTATACATACGGACCACCAGACTTATGGAACCGTAGAAACGATACAGGAAAGAACGCTTATGATATATTCCGTGAAAATGGGGTAATTATCACACGTTCTTCAAATAACCGTGTATTAGGGTGGTATTCAGTACAAGAACACTTAAAAATTTACAATATGAAAGATGAACAAACAGGCGAAGAGATGCGAATGAGCAAACTTCGCTTTTTTAATACATGTAGAAACCTAATCAGGACACTACCAGTCATCCAAAGGGATGAGAAAAACCCAAATGATTGTGCTAAACAACCACACGAGTTAACACATGCACCAGATGCAATAAGAGGATTCTGTATAGAACGCACTAAAGCAACAAAAATAATGAGTGAAGAAGAACTTTTATACGAACAATCAAAGAGAGACCGCAGAAGATTAGGTATTTTAGGAATAGCAGGAGCATCTGCTACAAGAGAATATATGAAATATGGAGGTTAGATATGGAAATATTAATAGTTCTTTTATTAATAGCATTTATAACAATAGAAGTTATTAATAATAAGAAAATACATGAATTAAGAAAAGAAAAACCACAGAAGATGACAAATGAAGAAAAGCAAAAAATGGAGTCAATGAAGGCATCATTTGATAATTTAATGAAATATGATGAAGATATTGCTATGAAAAGGAAGTGAAATAGATGGACAAAACAAAAGATTGGGAACTATACGAAGCAGGAATAACCTATAATCAACAAGTATATGGAGCAGACCGTAATTATTATGATGTATTAGATACAAATATAGCGTTTGCGAGTGGTGACCAATGGAGAAATGTACTAGCAGATGGACTACCAAAGCCAGTATTTAACATCATAAAGAGAGTAAAACAATTCAAAATTGCTTCCTTAAAGGCAGATAACATCTCAATTCAAATAACTCCAATGGAATATAGACCACAATCAGAAGATTTATCAATGCAAAGTAAGGTTAAACAAGCAGATTTAGCAAATGCAGAGATAAGAAACATCTTAGATAACATCAATTTTGATGCAAAAAGTAGAACTTTGCTATCAGATGGATTTGATACAGGAGATTGGTGTATGCACTTTTACTTTGATATGGATGAGCAACCATATAAAAAGTATATGCCAAATGTAAAAGGAATAATTAAAGCTGAAATAATCGACTCTACTAATGTAATGTTTGGAAATCCTAACACACGCCAAGTAGAAAAACAACCATACATCATCATAATTGGTAGAGATTTAGTTAAAAATCTACAAGAAGAAGCAAGGAAAAATGGTTCTAAAGATGTTGATTTAATCAAAAGCGATTCAGAAGTAGATTATCAAATGGGAGATAATGGAAAAGTTGAAAATTCAGCACAAGGATATGAAAAAGCACTATATATAATCAAATATTATAAGAAAAAAGGTCGCATTTATGCGAATAAGAGTACAAAAGAGGCATTTATCTATAAAGGAAAAGATACAAAACTAAACTATTATCCTATTGCATTTAATAACTGGGAAGAAGTTAAAGGAACATATCACGGTAGAGCAGAAACAACTGGTATAATTCCTAACCAAATAGCAATAAATAAGATGTTTGCTATGGTAATTTACCATTTAATGCTAACAGCGTTCCCAACGGCAGTATATGATGCAGACCGTATCGAAGGATGGACAAACGAAATAGGAGCACAAATACCTGTAACAAACTTACAAGGTGATTCAATTCGTAATATAGCAGGATATTTAGAACCTGCAACAATGTCAAGTCAAATAATGAACGCTATTGAGTTGGCTATGCAATATACAAAAGAAACATTAGGAGTAGGAGATGCTTCTCTAGGAAATGTAACAATGAATAATGCGACAGCAATCATAGCTATACAAAAGAGTGCAGCAGTACCATTAGAGAATGTTAAAGCTGCTTTTTATGAATTTGTAGAAGATTGTGGAAGAATTATTGTGGATATGATGGCATCTTACTATGGATTAAGACCTGTAGTAATACAAGGACCAAATAACGAGCGTACAGTAGAAGAATTTGATTTTGGTGATTTAAAAGATATGTGGTTACACATAAAGACAGATGTAGGAAATGCTTCATACTTTAGTGAAGTAGCAAGTGTTCAAACATTAGATAACTTACTAAACAATGGAATGATTGAATTTGTGGAGTATTTAAGAAGAATACCTGATGAAATCATACCTAATAAACAAGAATTAATTAATTCAATAGAACAAAACGACATATATAAACAAGCAGTATATAACTTAATGGGACAATATATGGACACATTACCACAAGAAATAAGAGCAAGTTTACTTCAATTAAATCCAGAGCAAATGGAGAAAAGAATATTAGAAATGATGGGAGCATTAGGAGAACAAGGAATGGCACAAATGAATGATTTAGAAAATCCATTACCAACAGAAGAAGATTTAGCAGGAACATT